AATTCAACAAGCTAGGTATCGACGGATCTAATGCACTTGGCCTACTATCCAAGGCTAGCGTTGTCTATGCCAAGCAAGGTATTAGCCTTAAAGACGGACTAGCACAGACAATCGACAAGATTAAGAATGCTAAGAACGAGACAGAAGCCCTAGCCACCGCAAGTGCCACATTCGGCACCAAGGGCGCAGCCAAGATGGTTGACGCCATTAAGCGTGGCGCATTTAGCTTCAGTCAATTAACTAAGGCAGCGAAAGATAGCCAAGGCTCTGTAAGTGCCACATTTGATGCCACATTGGACGATATCGACCAGCAACAAATAGCTATGCAACAGTTCCAAGCTGTCATGGCCGAGGTTGGGGGCACAATCGCATCTGCGGTTGCTCCGTTAATCAAAGATATCGTGCCAGTTATCAAAGACGTGGTCCAATGGTTTAGAGACCTACCTGCGCCAGTTCAACAAGGCATACTTGTCGTAGGCGGACTATTGGCAGGGCTTAGCGCCTTAGCGCCTGTAATCACGGCCATAGCAACCGTGTTTGGAGTGTTCGGTGCGTCTATTGGTGCTGCATTGTTGCCTATAGGTGCCATTGTAGCTGCTATCGCCGCAGTAATCGCCATTATTGCCAACTGGGACACCATTTGTCAGGTGTTGTCGGCAACATGGGATGCTCTAGTTGCCACAGGCTCTGCTGTGTGGTCGAGTTTGGTAGAGGTCATATCTGGCTTCGTTCAAGGAGCTAGCGAGGCACTTGGCGGTGTAGGGAGTTTCATTTCCGGTGTGTGGAACGAGATTTCTACCACTACTTCCAACATTTGGAATGGCATCACCAGCACCATATCCAACACCATCAACGGAGCCAGGGACGCGGTGGGAAGTGCAATTGAGGCAATCAAGGGCTTCCTTAAATTCGAATGGAAGTGGCCAAAGATACCTTTACCACACTTCACCTTTAGCGGATCTCTTAATCCATTGGATTGGGGCGATGCAAGCAAACGGCCTAACGTCGGTGTCGAATGGTATGCCAAGGGTGGTATCCTAAATGCTCCAACGGTATTCGGTATGAATGGTAATAATCTAATGGTTGGCGGTGAAGCTGGCTCAGAAGCAGTGTTACCACTTAATGCTGAAACACTTGGCGGAATTGGTCGAGGTATTGCTGCAACTATGAATACAGGGCGAACAGATGAGATTCTATTCCAAATCCTAGATGGCATTCTAGCCTTGCTGGATAAGGATACAAGTTTATACATGGACGGCCAAAGCATAGCTAGACTCGTCGCGCCATACCTTAATTCAATCAACACGATGAACACTACTCGAAATCAGCGGATTAAAGGGGGGAAAATATAGGTGTACTATAAAGTCTTATACGATGGCTTTGATTTATCAAAGTACATCTACATCAAACGGATTAAGCCAATTACGGCCAATCGAACAGCCTCTTTTACGTCTCATGAATACAATTCAGGCCGGCGATTCCGAAATATCCAGGATGCCGGCCTTGATATTGAGATTGAGGCGGTTATTCGCGAAGATGTTCTTAATGCTCGCGATGAGCTCGTCAAGATTCTATATTCAGCGCAGGAGCCGAAAGAGCTGATTATTAGCGACCAGCCTAATCGTAAACTCATGTGTATCTTCACTGGTAATCTGGACCTAACAAGTCGAGTAAGACATGCTGGATTGAAATTAAGATTCTCAAGTCCATATCCTTACTGGATCTCAACAGAGCGACCAGTTCCTATTGCATTTGATGCTGAAGGTAAGGTCACCGTGGATAATAAAGGGACCTATCGTACAGCGCCTAGATTCGACATCACATTCAACAATGAATGCGGCTATGTCTCGCTTGTTTCTCCTTATGGCCACATCGGTTTAGGAAACGCGAAGGAGCTAGATAAGATTCCCGTTCCACCTACTGAAAACATGATGAACGAGCGACCTGTTGACATTAACAACGGTTGGAGCTATGTGCCTAACTTTGAAGTATACGCTACCGACTACATAAAGCTTACATCAAAAGGAAAGGCAAAGAAAACCGAAACCTTGGCACTTACGGTTGACAAAACCACTTATACAGGTCAGAACGATTCATGGCAAGGATTCGCTGCGACCAAGATGTTTACAGAAGGCTCAGTAGAGCAGGAAGCAAACAACTTTTCATTGACCGCTAGAGTTCAGATGCAAGACTTCTCTGGCAAGAAGAACAGGACATGTGCGATGTTGATTGTAATCGAAGATGAATCGCGAAGACCAATTATGACGACGTCTATATACGATGTATCGAGCGACCAGAATAAACTCAATACATCGTTTAAGACAAACTCTTTAAAGAGTGATAAATATCATTCCACAATCATCCATAAAGGTAGTTTACCTAGTCTAAATGGGCAGGTTGAGATGAAGAAGATAGGTAATAAGTTCATCTTCCAAATCCGTGACATGGGCGAAACAATTACCTATAAACGCGATACTGATAGTTATTACTCTATTGGAGATATCGTGACGATTCGTCCAGAAGCTAAATATGGCTACGATGAAGCCAATAACGCTCACTCAATTAAAGATTGGACGAGAGGACGCCAGTACGAAATCGTAGAAAAGCGATTGCGCGGCGGATGGTGGCAGTACAACATCGCCTATAACGGCGTAAAGACATATTGGGTTTACCATGACGCTATTTATGGAGATAGAACACCTCGTACAGTAAGCACTGGACCTCGCGTAGTCTCTCATGAAGTAATCAACGACAGCTTAGCTCAGTTCAAGCCAACAAGAGTTGCAATTTGGATGGCGTCTTGGGGCGATTCAACTCCATATTCCAAATTCGCATTACAGTCAATCTATGCCAATCGAATTTACACAGTCGATGCATTGGAGGTAGAAAATGTATTCAGACCTGGTGACACTCTGACAATTGATAATCAAACAGGAGATATCTTGTTGAATGGTGATACATTCCAAGGAAACATCGACAGTGATTCTCAATTCTTCAAGCTGGACTATGGAAAGAGCGAGTTGAGGCTCCACAAATCAGCCTGGGCAAAAATGCCAGAGGCTCACATGATCTTTGAAGAGAGGTACGGCTAATGAAGAATATTGAAATACTCAATAACAAGTTCGAGCGCCTTTGCCTCATGGACAACTCAGTAGATGACGGTCTGCATTATTATGCGGACCGTCTTTCTACATCCATTGCTAACGGCGTTTACACACTTGAATTCAAATCACCTAAGACAACGTATAAGCACCAGTTCCTAAGAGAGGGTAACTATATTACTTTCCTTAACAACCAGGGCGTGAGAGTATTCATGAACATACGAAATGTAGAGGACAACGGTGGTGTAGATAAAACAGTTTACTGTGAGGACGCAGCTATCATCCTAGTAAACTCTTTTGCAGAGATTCAAGAAAAACCAAAAGCAGGTCAAGCGATTGATTACTATCTAAATTTCGTGCTCAAGGACACTGGATTTTACATTGGACAGAACGAATGCGATATGAAGGCCTTTTATGAATTCACGACTCAACAAACTATATTAGAACGAGTCAGAGAAATCATTTCAAAATTCCTATGCCAGTTCTATTTCTCAGTTGAACTAACAGGCAAAGGGCCTAAGTTCTTCATCAATATTGTCAAGAACCGGATGGAAGGCGAACCAGGATTCTATGTAACCTCAGACAATTTCGTCAACCACATTGACCGGAAGGTAAACATCGACCATATTGTGACAAGATGTATTGTCCGTGGTGCCGAGAAAAAAGATGCCACCAACACTCAACCAGCTCCTCAAGAGGATAAGAAGCCCGATAATAGTTCTCTAATCGAAAGAGTCATGAAGATTGCGACTGACCAATTAGGAAAGCCGTATGTGTGGGGCGCCAACGGTCCTAACAGTTTCGATTGTTCAGGGTTCGTCACATATTGTTTCCGACAAGCTAATGTTCCTGGTTATCCAAGGACTGGGCGTCCTACCACTAACTCTATGTGGGACAGAGGTGGAGAGCATACTAGCTATTTCGATAGAGTGACCGCAAGCGAAATTCGCAGAGGGGATATTGTCTTGATGGATACAGGGTACACCTATCCTGGCGACGCAAATCACGTTGGTATCTATATGGGCGATGGCAAGATTATCCATGCAGGTGACCCAGTTCAAATAGGCAATCTGTCGAGATATAACAAAGTCGGCTATTTGCGCGTGAAGGGGTTGTGAGTATGACATTCAAAATGGAAGATATGATAGCAATGTGGCCATCAGGTTCAGAAGTTGGATTAGTCAAACAAAACAATGCCTTGCTAGTGTGCACTATCATTAAATATGCAGGTGACAAAGTCGTTGTTAAAGATTGTGATGAGAAAGAACATTTCATCTTCCCACACAACATCAAATATGTAATCAGTAAGGGGGTTGTGCACATTGCAATTCAGCGAGATTAAAGAAGCTGCATTAGCTTCTTGGGACCTAAAAATCCTACCGTCAATTACTGCCGCACAGTGGGCTATCGAAGGCGCATATGGCACTTCAGGATTAGCCAAGCCACCTTACAATAATCACTTTGGTATCAAAGCTAGCTCTGACTGGAAAGGCAGAACAGTCAATATGCCTACTAGAGAGTACGGTCCAAATGGATCGTATTGGATTAATGCAGACTTTAGAGCATACGATTCGATGATTGATTCATTCAAAGACCATGCTGCGTTTTTTTCCAACAACGAGTGGCGCAAAAACAATTATCGCCATGTAATCGGAGAAACAGATTACATCAAGGCGGCACAAGCGCTGCAAGCTTCAGGATATGCAACGGCAGGGAACTACGGCACTTCAATCATCCGAGTAATCGAGCAGAACAAACTATACGAGTGGGATAAAGAAGCATTTGCTAGAGCTAGTTCTGGCGGCGGTTCAGGTACGCCAACGCCAGGAGAAAAGCCTGAACCGCTCAAGCCAAGCACGGTATCTATCCAACGCCACAACACTAAATCTGTTGGCGGAGAGTTAACTACCGCCGGGCGAGAAGAGGCATCAAAAATCAAGGTAACTGTCTTAGGTGATGAATCAGCAGTGGATGTCGTTCCTTACTTAATAAAAAGAGTCCAGGCGGTCAATGGCACCTTTAGTGCAAACAAGCAACTTGAAGCGATTGTAGCTGACATCAAGGCACTAAAATCCGCCAAGCAATTGCAAACCTACGTTGTTATTATGGCCGGAAGATATGGCTCAGTTACCAAAGATTCGGTAGATTCTATTGTAGATGCAGTAGGAGAAGGCCATAAGATTCTGTTTGTTGATACACCTGCAAATACGCCAAACAAAGGCGCCATGACGCAGGAATATACGGCAGTATCAAACCGCCACAACTCAGCTTACCACGTTAACTGGAGAAAGTATGCGACACCTTATATCACATATTTCTACGACGATGGCATAACTCAAAATAAAAACGGGTCAGCTGCGTTAGCCGACTACATCGCTCAGGCGTGTTATGAAGCTACTTCAGGGACATTCGAAGGGCGAACAGCTCAATGGACAAATAAAGCATACTACGGCATCGAGCAGGTCGAATATAACCAAGATGGATTCTATTCGCCTAAAGGTCAATCCGTGCTTTATAACCCAGAAGCCAACGAATTATGGGGTTTCCGCTCAGATGGTAAGACGCACTGGATTGATGGACTAGTCGAAGTGTCGAACGAACAAAACCGCGGCATGTTGATGAACGCTGCGCTCAAGTATATGAAAGAGCATAGCGTGCCTGCGGTTCAGTATACGGTGCATCTATCGGAGATGCCACAATCCATCTCTATCGGTGACAAAGGCATATTCGTAGATCACTACTTCAATCCGCCATTAGCAATTCAAGCCACGGTTATTGAAATCGTGACGAGCGACACTGACCCATCGTCTAATACGGTAACATTAGGCAATGTCACCGAGCTTTATCCACATGAAAATCAAGACGTCATTGATCTCAAGCGCCAACTCCAAGGCTTACGAGAGGAAATGATAAAGGAATATCGTAAAGGCGAGCCAGTTACCATTGAAGTTGATTCAACCAACGGACTCGAATTGGGCGCAACGAACAAGGAAACACGGATATTCGTTGTAGCGAAGCAAGGTAGTTGGATTGTAGATGATGTCGCGTATCGTTGGGAACGCCTATCCGACAATAAGGAATCAGATGATACCTTCAACAAAGGCCTCTCAAGCAGTGTCCAATCAGGCGCACTGACAGTCACAACAGGAGACTTAGTCAACAAGGCTGCCACTTTCGTTGTCCGAGCCTATGACTCAAAAGGCGAATTAATCGCCAGTCAGAACATCCACGTCACTGAACCAACTAAATCAAAGTCCGCCTACGAAATAGCTGTGGACAATGGTTTTAGAGGTACTGAGACAGAGTGGCTCAAATCACTCAAAGGTGACCCTGGCGAGAGAGGTATCCCAGGGCCAAAAGGGAATGATGGAAAAATCCAGTACATCCATGTGGCTTATGCTGACAATACCCAAGGCCTCAACTTCTCAACAACCGACCCAAATCGGGCCTATATTGGAACCTATGTCGATGACCAGGAAGCTGACTCGACCGAATGGAGTAAGTATAAATGGACCAAGGCACAAGGCCCGAAAGGTGACCCTGGTAAAGAAACCAAGCACCATCAAGCCTTTGCCAAAGACGCAAAAGGGACTGGTTTCAGCCTTACAGACCAAGCCGGACTCGACTACATAGGCTCCTATTTCGACACCGAGGAAGCTTCCTCGACTGATTGGAGCCGATACACTTGGACCAAGAAGCCAGAGGCCATTGAGAGAGACCAAGCCGACACCAACAAGCAAACTGAGGAGGCTATCAACGCCATCCGAGGTGAGGCCCAAAGGCAACGCCAAGAGCTAGAAGCCAAGGCTGCTCGCCAAGCGGTGGACGCTCTTGTAAGAGAAATTAGGACGCTACAGACAGCTGTAGCCGATGACAAAAAAGCAAGCGAGACGGCTGTTGCCAATGCTTTGAACCGAGTAGCATTGACGCACAACGAGTTACAGGATATGGCGCTCAAGTATCAATTCCTGGATACCTCAATCACGCTTGCCGAGGAGGGCCTTATCGTTGGCAATAAAGGTGCCGGTACCTATCTGAGGGTTGCTGATGACCGTATTAGCTTTGTTAATAACGGCTCAGAGGCGGCCTTTATCAGTGGTAACATGCTCCAATTCACCCAAGCAATCTTCACCGAGCGCATCCAGGTCGGTGAGTGGTTGTTGAGCGGTTATGAGCACGATCCACAAATTTTTGTCATTAGGCATGTAGGGAGGAGATAAATTTGGCAACAGAATGGACACAATATGACGCCAAGGTAGTCGGTACAGGCTCCCTTGGCTCACGTTTTAAGATTAAGGCTGACGAGCCAGACTCAACGGCCAAAACAGTCAAAATCTACTGGGAGGCATGGCTGACAGCCAATCCGGCCGCCGGTTATTATGACGCTGCTGAGGGCACACCGTGCGACTTGTTTCTAGGACAAAATCAAGTCTATAACAAGCGGACTGTGTTTGACCTCCGTAATGGCCTCAGCGAGCAAAAGATTGCCGATGGTAGCCATACCGTAAGCTATTCAGAAGCTCCAGACGGTAGTATTACGTTCTCTTGGACCTTTGACGGGCGAGCGTACTGGGACCAAATCAAGCAGCCTACTATCATCTCTGGTAAATTCCAGTTGCCAGAGCTCACGGTGGACTACACCCCTACCACAGACAAGGCTGAGTATATGTTAGGCGAGCCGGTCATCATCACAACCAACGCTCCAAGTGCTGAATATACGCATGACATCAGCTACCTAAGTCAAGGCAAGACTCAGACTGATATCCAGAAAGGTGTGACTGACAGAGTCCAGTGGACGGTTCCTGAGGATGAGGTCCTCCAGGCTCCTACTACTACATTCTTCAACCTAACTATCAAGGTTGACGCAAAGAAGGATGGAAAGGTGTTATTCAGCAAGAGCCTCACCATCAAGGTCAATATACCGGAGGATGTGAAGCCGAAGATAAATAGGCTATATGCGTATGAAAAAAACGAAAAAGTAAGAGATGTCGACTTAGGCATTTATGTTTATTTAAGACTTATGTCTAAAGTTAAAGTATCTTTTTTGAATAGTACGATACCTAAAGGAACAAGTGTATCCAAGGCAATAGCAAGGATCAAAGAGAAGCCAGAATATACAATTTATGCTGACAGTATCCAAGATTTCTTCCTCCCACCATTTCCATTCCCGGAAACCGGAGTCGAAGAAATAACTATCCAAGGCGCAATCGTGGATAGCCGTGGACGGATGTCAGATTGGGCCGAAAGAAAGGTTAAGGTCCTAGCTTACTCACCACCAACTATCGGAGCTATCACGCCAATCCGCTCTGGAGATACCGTCTTGATGAAGCGTAATTGGTCTGTATCATCTATCGAGCCAAAGGGGCCAGGTAGCGAGAAAAACACAGCGACATTGTCATTTTTCGTCCGTCCGCAAGGCGGCGAATGGACAGAGAACACCGGAGCAAACGCCACCGCTCTATCCGGCAAGGACAGCGAGGCTACACTTTTAGGAACCTTCCCAGGGAACGCTTATTTCGAGGTCAAGGTAAGACTATCGGACAAGTTGGCCACCGTTGAGGCCGGGCCGTTTAATATCCCAACTGAAGGCTTCCCTGTCTCAGTATCATCAAACAATAAGGTCGGTATCAACAAGCTTGTGGATAAGAATGGAGCGCAAGTCCAGATAGCCGGCCAGTCAGCGGTAATGTCTTTGGAAGGCTCTGAATATCCATTCTTCGAAATCAAACGTGGTCCTACTAGGTTTGCAAGCATTGGCTTCATGTCAAAGAGAAACGTTGATTATAAAGAGCTTATAATCCGTAATGACGCTATTGGCCGAGCTCTAGTAATGTCAGATAACATGTATTTCAACGGCCGTAAATTGGCATACGAGGACCTTCAAGACCACGGAGACGCCACTATCTCAATGGACAATCTAACATCCGGATTTAACCGGTTGAGGGATAAAGGTCCACGGAAGGATGAACATTGGAGCTTGTCTCAAACTTGGCTATCAGTATCAAAGGCAGAAGGATTCCAGATTGCCTGGTTGCCGATGAAGAATGACGCTGTCTTATACCGCCGTACAAAGAAAGGCGGAGTATGGAAACCTTGGAAGGAGTTTTAATCATGGATGAATTAGAATTAACCACAGACACGATGGAGCAGCCTATCGACCAGAGTCCAGGACCAACACGGCCACTGTACCTGGTCCTAGATGGCGAGCAAGTAACTGATGTGTCCTTTAGCGACACCGGCCACCTCTACCAGGATGTCCCAGAAGAGCATGACCTGGACTATTGGAGAGAGTTCCTAGAGCTTAACACAAGCCTGTTGACTTATGTCGATGGGCTTTTAATCTCTAAACCAAAACCAGTGGCTCAAGACGGCTCGCATCAAAGAGGCCTTAGACGGCCAAAGAGAGGAGTTCCTGTCCATCCTAGACGGGTACTCCAAAAAAAACGAACAACAAAACCAAAATAGAAACGAGGAGATTAAAATGATGTTTACCTACTTACGACAACTCACAGAAACCGATGACTCAAAAATCCTATTCATCCTAGCCTTAATTTGCGGAGCCATGATCTTAGACTTTGCCAGCGGCACATTAGCAGCATGGACCAATCCAGACATTGAATTTAGGTCAAAAATGGGCATCAACGGTATTATTCGCAAGATTGCGAGCATTATCTTACTAGTGTTCTTCATTCCTGTATCGGCCTTAGTTCCGTCTGAAATTGGGGTAGCAACACTGTACACTTTATATCTTGGTTACCTAGGGATGGAAGTCCGTTCCGTATTCGAAAATTATAAAAAATTCGGGTTCGAGACTGGTCCGCTTCAAAGCATTGTAAATCAATTCCTTGGTAAAAAAGGAGACGAATAAAGATGTTACGATATGGTGATTATACGTTAAGCGATGATCTCATTACGAAAATCACCGCGGTAGCTCGGCACTATGATTTAGTGCCGAGCTTCGTTATTTGCCAACTCTGCCATGAGACCGGATGGGGCCAGCATCCTAACTCTATCTCAGCACGAGAGGACAATAACTGGGGTGGCATGACTTGGGGTTACGATGACCTAAATCCTAAGACTCGAAAGAGTGGCGTCCAAGTTACGCCAGGTCGCAAGCGTCCAGCAGTTGAGGGTGGCTATTATATCCACTATGCAACTGTCGAGGACTTCCTCAAGGACTATGGCTATCTACTTCGAAATGGTGGCTTCTACAAGACATCCGGAGCTAAGACTTTGTGGGACTATGCTCGTGGCTTGTTCCGACTAGGTGGAGCACAGTACGACTACGCCGGCGATGGCACAAACTCCGAGAGGGTCTTTAATTCTTATTACAACAGCATGAAAAATATCCATGACGCCCTCAATGCAGATGGGTCATTGGATAGAATCGATAAGGGGGAATCTAGCAATATGGCTGGACTACAATCATTACTAAGTATTGCTCGTCAATACGTCGGCGAGCCAATGTATGGCTCCGGACATCGTCGCATCGTCGACACTTACAACGGTCAGAATCCGTTGCCTGTTGGCTACAAGCTCAAGATTGACGACGACTGGTGCGCAGCATTCGTCACAGCAATGTCTATCATATCTGGCAACTACGCTCTGACAGGTGGCGAGTGTGGCGTGGAGCGCTTCGTCCGGAACGAATTTCAACCGAAAGGGATTTGGTTAGGCAAGGTCCGTCCTCAAGCCGGGGATATAATCATCTTCGACTGGGACGCGAACAGTTGGGCCGACCATATCGGCTATGTAGAAAGCGTGTCTGGCGATACTGTCTACACAATTGAAGGTAATTCTGGCAGTCCAAGCGCTGTCCGTCGGCAATCTTACACATGGAACATGTGGCAGATTAAGGGCTACGCTCGTCCTAAATGGGGCGATGCAAGTCCTGCTCCGCTATCTAGTGGTGGCAAATCAATCGACGCTATCGCTCAAGAGGTGCTAACCGGCGCCTGGGGCAATGGCGATGACCGTCGCAGTCGCTTAACTGCTGCCGGCTATGACTATACAGAGGTCCAAGCCAAGATTAATGATATACTCAAAGGAGATTCTGCTCCAGCTCGCAAAGAGGGATGGAATCAAGATGACACCGGCTGGCGGTACGTCGTAGATGGCGAGTACCTCAAATCCGAGTGGCGCAAGATTGGTGACTACTGGTACCTATTTGACCGCCATGGCTATGCTTATTGCAACAGCTGGGGGCTCGACGGTGACAAGTGGTATTACTTTGATGAGAACTGTCACATGGTGACAGGATGGATTAAGTATCGCGACAAATGGTACCACTTAGAGGACGAGGGCGAAATGTCCTCTAAAGAGTACGTCAAAGGCTTCGATGGGCGCCTATATTATGTGACGGAAGAAGGCTCAATGCTTGAGTCTACTGACATCGCAGTACATGAGGACGGTAGCCTTTACGAAGTATCAACAGGCAAGCCAATCGGCACATTCTAGGGTCTGTTAAAATAGACCAAACAAAATAAGTCCGGTTTTCCGGACTCTTTTTATGACATACCCCTGGGCTTCGGCCTGGGGGTCTTTTTTATTTGCATTCAACTATTGCAAAATATGCAACAGTTGGCTTAGCTTCTATTTACGGTTTTTGGCCTAAAAGTGTATTTTCATGTCGAAAAAAGCCGGCTAAATGCGTAAAATGCGTAAAAAAGTGAATAAAAGTGTTGACTACTACCTATAAAGGTAGTATAATAAGAGTATAGAAAGGAGGAAAACGATACGGAAAGAAAGGAGGAACAAGATGGCTAAGCATGACAAAAAGCCACCCAAACGAGAACACGAGGTAACCTTCGAAATCAGCCTCTGGTTGTTCAAGCTTAAGTGGCGCATAAAGTGGGAAGCGTAAGCTTCCTACACCCCTCCGGGGGTTATGCTTAGTATATCATAAAAAACGGTGAAAATGAAGAACTTCAAAGTTGAATTCAAAATAGAGCGCACGAAGCCAGATTGGAAGGCTCTAATCGGATGGATTATCATCATCGGCGCTTTGTGGCTAGTGTTTAAGTAGGAGACGTACAATGAGAGCAGATTTAGACAAGATTAAGTGGCTGATGGAGAACCAAAGCATTTACTCAATCAGCAAAGCAACCGGAATCAGCCAAACGACGCTAGGCCCATACAATTTGGGCCAGCGAGACTTTGGCAACATGACATTAAAGAACGCCAGCACGCTGACGGAATACGCAGAGAAGCTAATGGAGGACGATGGCAATGTGGACGACAGAGGAGCAAGTAAGACTAACTAAATACATGGACGGCGATTATGCCGACATCTGCGAATGGTCCGCTTATACGGCTACTCCTAATGCGTTCAAATTGCCACATCCGGATTGGACAGCCGATAGCGTGAGCAGCGATGATAAAGCACTTGTAGCTAAAATTCATGACGCTATTGCTAGCCAACCAGTCTCAACATCTCCGCTCTATCGGTTTGAGCGAGCATTCCACAACGAAGACTTATACAACGGAGGCCAAGAAGGCGACCTTATCACTTTGTCTATCCGCTCAACTTCTCGCATTGACTTAATGTCCAAGATTGACCGTCAAGAAGGCGTCCAAGGTTTGGAAAAGGACGACTACTACACGAACCCAAACGGAAACGACTACCGCTTCATCGAGTACCGTTTCTTATCGTCCAAGAGCTTGGACATCTCAGCATACGCGCCTGTGGTTTATGCTGATCAGGCAGAAGAGTTAGTAGCTGGAACATACCGCATTGTCAAAATAGAAAATAAAGCGCGTCGTTACGGCGAGTTTGAAGAAACTCGTGTAAGCTATGCAGAACTTGTGGAGCGTGAAGGCTTAACAGTCGAACATCGTGTAAGCAAGAAAGGAAACGAGATTGTCGCTTTCGAGTACAACGGCAAGCCAATGACATGCCCATCAGACAAGATGGATGCGACCTTCGTTACTGAAGTAAAGTCTATCCCTAACCAGTTGGCTCGCAAGGTCGTTTACCTTGAGTGGGCAAGCGACCTGCGGTAAGTTCGTCTCCAAATTATTACCAACCTAAATGCGCACTACCTGTGCACAAAACGTCTATAAACATTGATAAATCAATATACCGAATACCCTCCGGCGATGTTTTTTCTTGATTATAGGTACTTATAGGTAGTTAAAAACACCGATAAATCGACATTCCTGATTATAGGTGCTTATAGGTAATTAAAAAACTGTGCACACTTTGTGCACACTCAGTGTACACAAAAGCTCCGCTAACCTTAATGGCTGGCGGAGCTTTTTTGTATGTCCAAAAGGTGGATGACCTTATCATCGGACTTGGCCTTAAGTTCATCCAAGACGTGACCATAGACACGCCGTATCATCGTTGTATCAGCATGACCTACACGCTCTGAGACATACTGCTCATAGACGTCGTTGTTAAGTAGGTAGCTAATATGTGTATGCCTGAATGCATGAGTGGTGATGCGTGGTACCCCTGCGCGTTCACAGTGGCGAGTCAGCACCTTATTAACCATGGCCCAACTGATAGGCTTAAAGTAGTTCCTGTTGACGAATATAAATCCATCCTCATTCTTGTTAGATGCCCTACACAAGCTTCGCCGGTCATCTACGATCTCAGCTAGGTAGGAGCAGGTTACTTTGTCGACTTTTACCCGGCGAACACTGGACTCCGTCTTAGTAGCCTTGGCCTTATGAGTTAGAACATAGTCATAGGATTGTCTAATCGATATGACCTGATTGTCAATGTCAACATCCCCAAAGGTAAGGCCCAAAATCTCACCAATCCGCATACCGGTCGCATTGGCTAGTATCAAGATGTAGTTGGCAGTATTATCGAGTGTGGTAGTCTCTAGGACCTGGCGCATTAACTTAATCATATCAGCCTCAGACAGGTACTTAACCTTCTTCTCAGACTGCTTACCAACAATCTTAGCGGAGTAGGTAGGGTCTTTCTTAATGACGCCATTCCTAAAGGCATAGTCAAAGCATGCTTTTAGGTGGTGGTGGAACTTCCTGGCAGTCTCATGCGCATGGTCCTTGCCGTAGTCCAGTATTATCCGCTGGTAGTCAGTGGATGTTATGTCGCCAATCGACGTGGCGCCAAAGTAACTATCGACCGCCTTCATCGTATAGTGATAGTTGACCTGGGTCCGCTCTGTAATGTACGGCATCCTGGTCGTTTCATACCAACGCTTAAAATAGCGTCTAAATTCCGTTGTCGCGCTTTCTAGGTCGTAGCCATGTATTAGGTCGGCTTCGGTTAATCTCGCCTCAGCAGTGGCCTCTGCTTTAGTTCTAAAGCCTGATTTGTTTATCGTCTTACGTTTTCCGTCAGAATCGTAGTAATAAATTCTATACTGCCACACCTTGCCGCGCTTAGTTATGCTTGCCATCAATACACCTCCTCAAACAAATGTTCTGTTTTTGGTCCGATACATCCGCCAGCCGTCTGACTGGCGGTTTTTTTATTTATTCCTAATCTCAAATTTATGCATACGATTGAAGACAAGTCCTTTTTTCTTATCGTTATCTTTATACTGAATAGCATGCACTTTGTGGCTACCAACATTGGACTTGCTATCTGGAATATTTAATGAGCCATCATATCCAACTCCAACAACCTGACTATTCACCTCTATACCGTCAATGTAAAAGTACGTCAGCAATGAGTTATCTAGTCCTCGTGCCGATATACCGACTTGCATCCCAATAGTCTTAGAGTCCTTATATAGAACAACAGCTTTACCATCGACCGTTGAACCACTAGGCGACGCAATATCAAATTCACCTGATCCAACTGAATCTTCCGGAAGAGCATATTCGACTTCAACTTGCTCATCTATAGATGAATCAGACGCAGCACTGTATTTATCATCAGACTTGACGAGTTCGAAATGGTAACCAGTCAGATTGCTCATAAGATTGTGGCCAGAATAGTTCAAGACCATGTCTATACTAACCATCAGTGCGAACGAAACAAATACAAATGCGATGTAATCTCTTTTTTTCATCGCAGTGTCCTCCTACATAAATCGTATAAAGTGATATGGCAATCCAAAATATTCAACGATTGACTCTTTGGACATGTGTGACAACTCTGTATATTGCCTATTCAGGAGCTCAAAGGCAAACCTGTGTGCCTCTGCTTCCATGCGCATGATAGTCGACGACGTAGATACTGACCTCATAAACGGAGTGCTAGCTTGTCTATGTAAGATGCAATGACCTAGTTCATGACATAATGTGTAGTCTCTAAGATTTTCCTCAATGCACTCATTTAGAATAATAGTGCTAAACCTGTTATTTCTAACCGTCAGACCGCACGTCTCAGAGTCCAATGGCGTGACTAAAATATCTATTTTTCTATCTTTGGCAATGCGACGCGCGTCGTACGTTGCATGCGCACGATACAATTTATCAATCTCATCACCGATTGTCATGGCGTCACCTTCAATCTCTATATTTTTTAGGCGTGAAGTGTTGCTTTGCCTTTTGCTTATTCAATTCCATCGCCATTTGAATAGCAGCCTTTAGAGATGCCTTATCCTCGTCTGTCATCGGTTCTCCATAAAAATTAACCTCTGCATCCGAAGTCATACCATCTAAAAGCCTATCAACTTCTTTACCAATATCAATTTTTTCCTTACTCGATAGTTTCCAATACGGACTATCATCTTGGCCAAGCAACCAATCTGTAGAAACACCGAAAAGACTAGCTATTGCAGATACCTGTTCTGGAGTCGGTTTGCGAGCATCTCTTTCATAATGAGAGATGGCTACGTTCGATACGCCAAGAATCTTACCAAGCTCAGCCTGGTTCATCTTTTTATCCTCACGAAGCTGTTTAAGCCTACTCCCAAGAGTCATTTTATCCACCTCCTAAACTTAACTATACGTTAATAATACGCTTAACAATTAGTTAAGTAAATAGATTTTAACAAAAAGGAAAATAAGTGTTGACATTTAACGGAATGTAAACTATACTATAATTAACAAAACGTTAAAGGTGGTGAACACAATTGGAAACAAGGCCTAAAAAAAACACTCGCCTTGTTGAGAAACGTGGCGAGCGAAGCCAAAAGGACGTCGCTGAAGGGATAGGCATCTCTTACGCTTACTACTCAATGATTGAAAGTGGCAAGAGAATTCCTCCGTACAATGTAATGAAAAAAATAGCCAACTACTACGGAGTGAAGCCAGATTATTTTTTTTATCATACCGTTTAACAAAATGGAAAGGGGTGACATCATGAGCATCGAAGAGCGCATAAGCATATTAGAACGTCGACTAGCAGATGACGAGGCAGAAGAGGTCACAATCGACCAGGCACTTAAGTTGGTGTCCGTTGGGCGATCTACACTAATCAAGATTTTGGCGCAGAACCGTCGAGAAATCGAAGTGGTGAGAAACCCAGCCACAGGTTGGTGTATCTATCCAACAAGCCAGGGCGGTCGATACCGAATCTTTAAGCGACGCTTCAGAGATTGGTGGGCTAACAACCCTGCCAAAACACTCGTGCAGATTTAGGAGGAGTATCATGAGACATTTACATATTTGGCTAATGATTGCCATCATGATTGCTTGTTTCGTATGGATGGTATTGGCAGCTATGCTAATCGGCAAGCCAGGCGGTGACGGTGATGTCAATGCAATCGCAATCGCATTAATGCTTGCATCCATGGTCATTTGTGGCCTAGAGGAAGATTGGCTGAAAAATGAAGATAAGCGCTAATACATCAATGGCAAGCTTCACCGCTAATATGCACTTTGCCATGTACAAGCGAGGTCTGACAACGGTCATGATAGCCGAGCAGTTTGGCCTGAGTGTCAATCAGCTAGACGAGATTCTAGCAGGCAGAGACAGAAGCGATAAGGCGATGGCCATTATCAGAGATATCATTAAATTTTATTAGGAGGCAGGAAATGGAAATGTATGAATTTGACCAATTGAATAAAGAGGCCCAAGCAAGAGCAGTGTCAACGGTTCGCCATGCATTATACGCAGAGGGATTTGACCCAACGGAAGAACTGACAATGCAAGCAGCAAGAGATGCATATTACACCGAAAGCGGAATGTACGTATGTACAAAAGCAGTTTTGGATAAACAAAAAAGTCGATAGAGCGGCAACTCAAATCGACTTATAAAAGCTATATGTGTCTATTTTAGCACACATAACTAATTTTGTACATAGGAGTGTTAAAAATGACGATTATTGAAGCAATACGAAGTATCACCGAAGACCACAGTTACATAAAGAGAGCGTCTTGGGACCAGCCAGTGAAGCTACTCCCAACAGACGAAGTACAGGGCTTTGTAGTTATCATGCCAGCTAGCCGGATGAACTCTTGGAATCCATCCAAGGATGACATTCTGGCAGATGATTGGATAGCCGTTAGGTAGGTGAATAAACATGGAACAAAGAAGCTTCAAAGGGATTTGGATACCTAAAGAGATTTGGTTTGACCGTAACTTAAGCCTGATTGAGCGCGTTATGTTAGTCGAGATTGACAGTCTTGATAACGAGCAAGGTTGCTATGCAGGGAACCAACACTTTGCAGACCTCTTTGGCCTGAGCAAAGGGAGAATCTCAAAGATAATCTCTAGCCTGGTAATCAAAGGGTACATCCAAGTTAAGATTTTTAGAAACGAGCAAAAGAAGATTGAAAAACGCTCAATCAAGCTAGTCAAAAAATTCAATTACCCTATGGTCGAAAACGACTATACCTATGGTCGAAAACGACCAGGGGGTATGGTCGAAAACGACTACCCCCCTATGGTCGAAAACGACCAAGAGAGAAATACAATATATAGAAATACAATTAAGAATAATAATACGTCGATTTCAGACCAAAACGACATGTTCGAGACCATCTGGAATGAGTATCCGAACAAACAAGGTAAAGCCAAGGCGTTAGCTGCATACAAGAAGGCTATAGCCAATGGCACAGACCCTAAACAAATTCTGGAAGGTGTCCACAGATACAAGCGACACATCCAAGCCAACAAGACAGAAGCTAAGTACATCGCTCATGGCAGTACTTGGTTCAATCAAGAGCGTTGGAACGATGAACTACCAGAGCCAAAAGGCCAAGGACCAATTAAGCCAGTTGAGTATCAGCCATCAGCAGATGATTTAGCAGCACTCGAAGAATTAAAGGCTAGCGGAGGTGAGCCATTTTGAATGAACTAGATTTCAGCGGACTGTTCGCAAAGATGCCACCACACATTATCGAAAAAGCCAAGGAAGCAGCCAAGCGCACGCTAGAGGACATCGATGTTCGGATGTTCCTTGAGCAGTATGATCTAACCGAAGACGCTGACTTCATCCAACGTAACATGAGCCGATTCCGCGAGTATATCAATGTTCGTGACACGGATGAATGGTATTCAGCTAACCTTAAGATTTATGATCACAACGTCATGGTCGAGTATATTCCTAGAAACGAGCGATTGGCATTCCGATTGATGTCAGGCCATAGCCTGGTTGCTAAGGCACATTACGATGCAACGACCGAGTCATTCAGAGATGCCACAGTCGGCAAGGAAGACCAGGATTTATACAACGCTAAGGCCTACGCCTACATCAAACGATTCATTGATGTTTATAGCCAAGGCCAGTACAGCAAAGGCATGTGGTTGGTAGGTGCCATGGGGATAGGTAAGACTCACTTGATGGGCGCCTTCACCAACCGGCTAGTCGCAAAGAACATCTCAGTTCGATTTCTGAGTATGAATCAACTCATCAAGGACTGCCACGAGAAAATCAAATACAACAGTGCAGACCTGGATGGCTTCCTACGGAACATCAAGACCAATAGCGAGGTCCTAATTTTCGATGATCTAGGAACCGAGCCAATCACCAACTGGTCGCTTAAGACGGTTATCTACGACATCTTTGACTACCGGATGAACAATAAGCTGCCAACATTCGTGACCAGCAACCTAACAATCATGGACTACATCAACCAAGTCCGCCAAGGCAAGGACGTCATTCCGATGGACGCAACACGATTAGAGGAGCGCCTGACAAAGCTAATGACAGAAGTCCAAATGGGCGGACACAACAGACGAAAGGATGATTAACATGTCAGATTACACAACCGAGGAGCTGTGGGGCCTATCTCAACCAGGCGAGCGAGTTTCAGAAGTCGTGCCAAGTTGGATGTCCAAGAGAGAACCACTGACCAGCAAAGAAGCGCACCTACTGAAACACTTGCCAATTGGAGCAGAAAACGCGAAGACTCACGCTCAACTCAAAGCAGAAACCGGATTAAACCGAAGAGATTTTTGCGAGCTGGTCGAGTCGTTAAGAGCAAAGAAGTATCCAATCGGTGCCATACGGAATCAGTCAGGTGGATATTTTGTCATCGTATCAGAGTCAGAGCGCCAAGCCACTATTGCTGCCTACGAAGCGCAAATCAGACGCAGTCAGGCAGTGATTCGTAATCTCAAGATGTCATCTTTGGGGGTGTAGGTATGAGAACGCAATTCAAGAAGCTAACGATGATTCTAGCGATACTCATCTGCTCCTTCTGGTGGATTCCACTGGCATTCATAAATCCAAGGCCGAGTGGCCAACCTCCTGCCAATGACAGTATGTCAATGGCCAAAATCCAACGAGAGAAGGTCAAGGCCGCCAAAGGCAAGCCGGTCCTTATCGACACTTGGCAGGTAGGAGACGATAAATATCCAGAAGTCCATCGGAGATATTGCTACGAGAACGAAGATGGCAAGATGGAATGTTACATCACAGTCAACGAAGGAGGTCATTAACATGATCATCACGCTAGCTTTAACCGCAGGCGTAATAGCCTTAGCATTACTACTGACAGACTATCGAATTGATAGACGAGACAATGAAGAGCCGGACTACAACAACAACGAAAAGAAGGGGTGACAATCGATGAGAGAATTAGACAAAGTAATCGAGGTCTTAAATGACATTGTCCCAGAAAGCGACATAGAAATCGAAGATACTCAACAAGCCATAACTTACTTGGAGACGCTCAAACCTCTAGTTCCAAGTTATGTTGCAGAATGGTTTAAAAAGTTGAATGCATTGGAAATGTGCAACTTAATGAGCCTTAACAACGAAACGAAAATTCCAAATGACATTGGATGTTGGTTTAGCAGATTTGGACCAGCTGGAAAAGTAGTAATTACCGACATGATTCGATTCGGCTACAGAGTCATGAAAGAAAAACAATACGTGATAGGCTCTGTAACACCTCTTGGTAGAGGTCAAAAGTATTTCGTGCTCCAAACACGGGCAGATGACGAATGTGCATACCAATTTACAACCGATTTCGATAAAGCCACACGGTTTTCAGAGTCGAAAGCTAGAAGAGTCATGGGAAATTTAAAAGTCAATTGGGAACTTTATATTGTGGAAGGTGAATAGTAATGGACACACAAGTAAGTAAAATTTTAGACCTGCTAACAAAAGGCATGGAAGGTGTTCCGGATATTGCCAGCCAAGCGTTTCAAATTATGGTGCGCGGTGAGTTCGTTAATGGTGTGGCAGAAATCGTATTGTCGGTTGTAATGTTTGCGATTGCTATTATCGTTTCTATTGTCATTTGGAAAAAGTTGAAAGAAGACCCCTACTCTGCGTCTGGGTTTTGGTTAATTTTGGTGATTCCATTAATCGTATTCGGATTATTTTCCCTGTACGACGGTATCACTAGCGTGATGGCACCAGAATACGACGCGGTGATGGCACTGCTGAAAATGGTTAAGTGAGGGCGATGAGTGATGAAACAATCTATGTACGCTATCAAATGGTATAGCACCGAAGGTCAAGATGATTCCGATTACGATGTATACTGCAAGGTATTCAATACTCGCGAATCGGCGCATAAATGGTTGTTATCTGAAGGGTTCTCGAAAGAAAGGGAAGCTACAAGTCATAATGAGTATGAGTATTGCAAGTATGGCGATAGAGTATTCACCATGGCTGCAATCATGGAGATGGAGGTAGTGGAATGAGAGAGATGAGTAACTTAGATAAAGCACTCGAAACCCTAAAAGAAACCAAGAAAGGAACGCAATGGGGCGATCAAAAGCACAAAGAGGCGATAGAGTACCTAGAAAGCCTAAAGCCAACAATACCTATATTCGTCGCTAGATGGTTTGAGGATTCTATTAAAAACCAGATGAGTATTTATACCATTGTCGATTACTATGCTTCATCAGACAGTCGGATACCAATAGAAATAAGTAGTTGGATGGAAACATTAGACAAGGGTTCACGAATTGAAATAATGCTTGCTAACATGTTCCAATTTGGTTACAACATCCAGTACGATACGAAGTATATTATCAAGGCACCAACATACTGGAAAGATTGTTCCGGGGGTGACCAGTATATCTCTAAGAGTGAAAAATATAGATATGAGCTTGTTAATATTAGCAAAGCTGACAAATTTACAAAGCCAGAGGCTGAAGAATTGATGGATACACTCCATGTTAACTGGGAGATAGTGGAGGTGGAGAAATGACACCAAAATTCAGAGCGTATTACAAAGGAAAAATGTATAAGTCCAGAGTTATTGTATATAACGGACAAGTGTTCTTGAACATGGCAGACTTTAATAGCTGCATGGTAAGAGACGGAATCGAATTGATGCAGAGCACCGGATTGAAAGACTGTACCGGGAAAGAGCTGTTTGAAGGGGACATTATCGAGTTTGATGACACCATTTGGTATGAAGATGATTCATACGGAGAAACCAACGAAGTTACTGGGGGAGAATGTGACCTAAAGAATTTAGCTGTTCTTAGAATAAAGAAAGGACTAGTACTAGGTCTAGGAGATTACAAGTATGGTGGAGACTCATCGAAAGATAGCGTATCAGCATTACTATATGGCTTGTATGAGAAAGACATTGATTTAATGGAATTCCTATCTAACCGTAAAAATTTCAAAATTGTTGGGAATATCTACCAGAACAAAGACCTATTGGAGGTAGTGGAGTAATGTTTATCAAAGTATCATTTGAAAACGAAGACATATATCTTAACGTAGCGCATATCGTGGGCTTAAAGCCTCGTGTTGATTATAGTCAAATATGGCTATCCGACGGTGATATTATCGAAGTAAACGAGTCTCCGGACGAAATAATGAAGCTGATTGAGGAGGCAAAGCATGAAAAAGCTGATTATTGAATTACCAGATGAAGCTAACATGGTAGCGCTGGCTGCAGTTTCTGTTAAGCCAGACGGTGCCGTAGCAAAATTGATGGTTCACTCTCATGTGGTCAATTTGGAAGATGAGACCACAGAGTTAGACCTAAAAAACGTATTGGAGGAATATAACAATGAATGACTTAATCAAAAATGTAAACCAATGGTTCGTTGACCGAGACCTAGCCGAAGGAGATGGCTTAGGTCAGTTGCAGAAATTACATGAAGAAGTCTATGAGTTAGCAGAAGCACGCATCGTCAATGATTTCTCAGCTGAGGTAGACGCAGTTGGAGACATTACAGTGGTCTTGATTGGCTACTGTTTACAACGCGGCTTGGACTTCACTCAATGTTTGGAATCAGCTTACAACGAAATCAAGGGCCGCACTGGAAAAATCGTGAATGGAGTGTTCGTGAAAGATGAATGAGGTAATTGTATATTCCAAACCAAACTGCATGCAGTGTGAATTTACCAAGCGATGGCTACACGAAAACGGTATCCCGTACACTGCCTATGACGTCACAAAGAATGAGCGTTATGTCAACAGGGTAATTCAACTAGGATATCAAAATCTACCAGTTGTCTATGTTGATAAGAAAAGGCATTGGTTCGGATTTCGACCTGATCTAATGGAAGAGTTGAAGGAGGGCTTGTAATGAGAAAGCTAAAGGTAACAGACCTAGTGGAAGGCCGGACCTACAAGATTGGATATAAGCAAGGCAAGTTCCTCCGCATGCAAGGTAAGATTGCTGTCCTGGAAGATAAAGCAAAGCTAGTCTACGCCAATCCAAATGACGGAATCGAAGAAATCAAAGAGCCAGAAGATAGCAATCAAACTCAAACATGCGAATGCTGCGGTAAGGATTTGCCGGTCAACAAGTTCCAACGTGTGAGAGGTGGTAACTACCGCAAGACATGCAAGGCTTGCAACAAGAAAGGCAAGCCGGTATCCAAGCAAGCCGAGGAGCCAACGGAAGAACCAAAGGCGCCTGTGCTACATCACGAAGAGGTTGTGAGCGCAATTGTTACAGCAACAGACGCAATTAGACCTGCTCACTATCGCCAAGGTACACATGATCTATTCGAAGGTTGGTATCATGAGTTTCCATTCGACGAGTTCAGAGCCATCATGAAATCTCATATTTACAAGTACCTGCATAGGTACCAAGACAAGAATGGCACGGAAGATTTGGACAAGGCCAGCTATTGTATCGATAGACTCAAAGAGTATGAGGAGCGTGAATCAGGTGTACGATAAGTTAGAAACTAAGGTGCGCAAAGAGCATAGAGACTTCCTTAAGAAAAAAGCCTTACAGTATCGTAGACAAGCAATGAAGCATGCCTATGATAATCCAAGACGATACAACGAACTGGTGTATGAAGCAAGGCAGCTAGACCTATGTGCCAATTTAATCTACAGTGAGGAGCGATGACAATGAATACAGTACAACTAGTTGGTCGGATTACAAGAGATGTAGAATTAAAATTCACATCAGCAGGTACGGCTAATGGATCATTCAGCTTAGCGGTCAATTGCAACTTCACTAACCAACAAGGAGAACGTGAAGCAGACTTCATCAATTGTGTCATTTGGCGAAAGGCAGCGGAGAATCTAGCCAACTGGACTCGGAAAGGGTCTCTCATCGCAATCGACGGTAGACTACAGAGCAGATCATACGAGAACAAGCATGGCCAGAAAGTCTACGTCACAGAAGTGGTCGTCAACAACTTTGACCTGCTAGAGTCCAAGGAAACAACAAACAATAGAGCAGCGCAACAATATAGCCAACAACAGCAAGCACCAATCGTACAGGAAGATGACTTGCCGTTCTAAATAAAGGGGTGAGTACATTGTACGAGTGGTTAAACACATATACGTTGATGAAGAAGCGAATAGGATACCTTGAGTTCGATTTGGAACAAAGCGAAGCAGAACTTGACCGTTGGGTGTCAGGCGACCTGGTAAACGTAAGGCTGACCAAAGGCTCTATCGCCTGTGGATTAGAACGGCGCATCGAAGAAATCAAAACTGAGCTGGACTATATGAAATCCAAAATGGACAAGCTCATTGAATTGATTGAGCAGTTCGACGATGTGGAGAGCAAACTCCTAAAGATGAAGTACATCGATGGCATGACGCTAGAATCAATAGCAGAGGAGCTAGGATATTCGCACGGACATATTCGTCGATTGCACGCCAATACGATGCGGACCATTCGCTTCATCGATTCGTTAATTTAACGTGTAACGTGATATGAAATCGAGGAATGTAACATTTATGTTATCACATAGGTGGTACAGACTCTATTGATTATCCATGATATGATAATAGCATAAAAGATTGCACACATTGAGTCACCGGTAACGGTGGCTCTTTTTGTGCTGAGAAAGGAGAGCCAAATGAATTACGTCGAGCCGATTAGAAGTCTGGACGACATCGAGTTAATGTCGTCATACCTAAAAGATTGGAACAAGCGAAACTATATCCTGTTCATCGTCGGAATCAACACAGGCCTCCGAATATCTGACATCGTAGAGTTGAGGGTCCATGACATTCGCGGATGGTATATCGTCAAGCGAGAACGCAAGACAAAGAAGGTCCAGAAGATTCGAATGAACGTCAAGTTCAAGAAAGAGCTCATGGACTATGTCAAAGACATGAAGCCGAACGACTATCTGTTCAAGAGTCGCAACGGTAAGAACAAGCACATCACAACACAGATGGGCTACCTAATCGTGAAGACAGCTGCTGAAGATTGTGGCATCGAGAATGTCGGTAGCCACAGCATGCGCAAGACATTCGGCTATCATCACTACCGCAAGCATAAGGATTTGGCGCTATTGATGGACCAATTCAATCATGCGAGCGTAGCAATAACCAAGCGATACATTGGCCTGAACCAGGACCGAAAAGACCAAACCTTGGCCAACTTCTCTCTTGGTATCTTATGAGTTCGATATATTGAGTCAGTTGTAAATTCATTTTTCGGAATGCTTAGAAAGCTGATTCTGATGCAGAGTCTGAGAGATGAGCCAATTATATACAATATACGTTGAGGATAATTCAGAGGGGTGGTCGATGTCATGACGTGGTCAATATCCTAACAGAATTGCCACAGGAGAAGAGATAGAGTGTTGGTCGATATGTTATTAGGGTGTGAGTCAAAGTGTCTCATACGTGAGTTATTTAAGCGACAGGAGATGAAGAAGATGACATGGGATGAAATGAAACTCAATGGCGGCGAACTGATATGGATTAGCTTCGTCAACAACGAACGGCGAGTCGGACGATTCATTCGATACACGAACGAAGAGAAGACATCTATGCTGGTCGAACTAGAAGAGAGTTATGGCGGTGGACAGATAGACGTGCAGAAGAATGAAGTCTTCGCTTTGTTTGAAGTATGAAGACCTCAAAGCCATTCTATAAGTCCAAAGCCTGGCTAAGGAAACGAGAGAGGATATTAAGGCGTGATGGTTACATGTGCCAAGAGTCGCGACGGTTCGGCCGGACTAAACCTGCAGAAATGATTCATCACATCTATCCGCTCGAAGAGTATCCTGAGCTGGCGCTGGAGGATTGGAATCTAATCAGCCTAGCTAACAATGTGCACAACACATTCCACGATCGTAACTCAAACAAGATAATCGGTCGTGGATTGTATTGGCAAAAAAAATTTAGAAGCGAGTTCGAAAAATTTTTCGGAGCCCCCCCCACCTAAGCAAAATTGAAACGGTGTTTGGGGCACCGGACAGGGGGAGCTTTTTCCCCCTCGGAAGGGGCCTGAGCTGGAAACTTCCGAAAAGTCGGACCGATTGGAAAGGAGTGGTGCTTTTGGCACGACCAGAAACTGAAAAGTCAATCTTTAATAAGACGAAGAAGAACATGGAGTCACTTGGCGTCTACCGAAAGGAATTCGACCCATTGATTGAAATCTATGCCAGCATGATGGTCCAGTACAAAGCTTATGCCAAGATGCACGCTGACGAGCAATTCAACACGTCAGAGATTACCGTCAATAGCAAAGGCGTGGTGAATGAGAAGAAGTCACCTCTTGTCCAAACGCTAGAGACATTGCGCAAGGATATCCTATCCTACTCTGATCGTCTGTGCCTTAACCCCAAAGCATTAACAGAGGATAAGCTAAAGACCAATAAGGCTAAGCCAGTTGGACTTGATGCCTTTGTATCTCAAGCGCTAGGTGATGGCAGTGGCTAAGACTGACTCACAACATTTCACAGTAGCGTTAGAATATGCGAAGGATGTCGTTAGCGGCAAGACCTATGCAGGCAAACGGCGCAAACAAGCCTGTCAACGTTTCTTGGATGACCTAGATTCAGGGAAGTGGGAATTCAGACATGAGCAGTTCAACTTTATCATCGACATTATTGAGGGGACCGTGGTTCACAAGAAGGGCGAGTCTTTGGAAGGTGTCCCATTAGCTGGCACAGCTTTCAAGTGCCAACGATGGCAGAAGTTTGTCATCGTCAATCTGTTTGGCTTTTTCCATCCAGGTACTCGATTACGGCGATTTACCGAGATGCTCTTGATGCTTCCTCGGAAGAACGGCAAGACGCCATTCGCCTGTGCCTTGGCCCACGCTATGGCATTGTTGGAAAACAGAAGTGGCGCCACATGCTACATCATCGCAAACAGCCTCAAGCAAACTAAGGAAAGCTTTGAGTTTCTCAAGTTTAACTACGAGCGCTACAACGACCCTGCCATTCGCATCCGAGACAACAACAACGAGCGAAGCATTACACGTAAGTTCTCAAACGGAAGCATGGAAGTTCACGCCTTGGCAGCCAAAGAGGATAACCTTGACTCTTTCAACGGCAACATCCTCATCTTAGACGAAGTTCATGGCTTCAAGAATGCCAAGCGATACACCCTGATGAAAAACGCGCAGAAGGCATTCCGTAACAAGTTGCTGATGGCTATTACAACAGCCGGCGACCTACCAAACGGTTTCCTTGCTAACCGCGTCAAGTATTGCGACAAGGTGCTTAACGGCACCATCGAGGACGATGGCTATTTCATCTTCATCTGCGACGCAGACACAGATGATAACGGTGATGTTGATTACACGAGCGAGAAAGCTATCGCTCAAGCCAATCCATCAATCGATGTGACCGTGGACCTTGCTGATTTGATGAGAGACGCTCAGTTGGCTCTAAATGATCCACAGACACGGAATGAGTTCCTCAACAAGTCATTGAACTTGTTCACCAACTCGATGAAAGCCTACTTCGATATCAACGACTTCACCACATCCGACGAGTCCTACAACTGGACCATGGAGGAGTTGGCCAAGTTACCAATCAACTGGTACGGAGGTGCTGACCTATCCAAGCTTCACGACTTAACTGCTGGGGCTTTAGTTGGGAACTATCAAGGAGTCGATATTGTTATCACGCACGCTTTCTTCCCACTAGCTGCCGCGCATAAGAAAGCTAATGACGACGGCATTCCGTTGTTCGGTTGGAAAGAAGATGGCTGGCTGACGATGAGTAATACCAAAACGGTGCTCCATGACGATATCGTCAACTGGTTCTTAACCATGAAGAAGAAAGGCTTCAAGATTAAGCAAGTCGGGTTCGACCGCAAGTTCGGCCGGGAGTTCTTCAAAAAGATGAAGAAGGCCGGCTTTAAGATGATTGACCAACCGCAATACTTCTACAAGAAGTCCGAAGGCTTCCGCCGAATCGAAATGCAGGCTAAGAACAAGCAGTTGTACTACTGCCATTCAGAGGCCTATGAATATTGTGTCCAAAACGTCCGTGCCATCGAGAAAACCGATGACATGATCCAGTACGAAAAGGTCGAGCAGAATATGCGTATTGACCTATTCGATGCATCCGTCTTTGCGACTGTGCAGATGCTGGAGGACGGTGACAAAAATCAGAACGTTATGTCGTTCTTTAATTAGGAAGGAGGAAATGAATGGGACTATTAGATTTATTCAGACGCTCTAAGCCAGACGGCAAACCAAGCGTTAGATTAATGTCAACGCAAGACATGCTGACTTATATTGAAAGTGAAGATTATATTCCGCTAAACAAACATCCAGATGTCATTACAGCCGTCGACCGAGTCGCCGATATGGTATCGAACATGACCATTCAATTATGGGAAAATACCGATAAAGGTGACGTCAGAGTAAGAGATGGCTTATCTCGCAAGCTAGATATCGAGCCATGTCGGAACATGACGAGAAAGAGTTGGCTTTACAAGATTGTTCGAGACCTAATGCTAGATGGTGATGGCAACTCCATTGTCCATATGTCGTTTGATTTAGAGAGCAAACTAATCAAAGATTTGATGCCTTTTCCTATGGCAGGCGTCAGTTATGACATAAGTGGTGACAGTTATGTCATTCGCTATAATGGCAATACCTACACCCCAGATGAGGTCATTCACTTCGTAATCAATCCAGACCCAAATTATCTATTCTGGGGAACTGGATATCGAGTCCAACTTCGTGATATCGTTCAAAACCTGCAACAAGCCACTCGCACAAAGCGCGGCTTTATGAAAGAGCGAAACATGCCAAGCCTTATCATGGCAGTCGATGCAGATATAGATGAGTTATCAAGCGATGAAGGACGAGAAAAGATTATAAAAAAATACATGAACAGTCGGAATGCTGGCGATCCGATGATAATACCTGGCAACGCCCTCACTGTCGAACAGGTCAAGCCATTGACGCTCAAGGATATTGCAATCAACGAGTCGGTCGAAATTGACAAGAAGACCCTTGCAGGTGTCTTGGGTGTTCCAGCCTTTTTCCTAGGCGTTGGCGAGTTCAACAAAGAGGAATTTAACAACTGGGTCAACACCAAGGTCATGTCCATGGCCAATACAATCGCACAGACACTTACAAGAGATATTCTTGTCAGTGAGTCGCGTTACTTCAAACTCAATCCACGCTCACTCTACGCCTATAGCATTAACGACTTGGTTACAGCAGGTGGCCAAATGGTCCAACTAAATGCTATGAGAAGAAACGAGTTGCGCGATTGGGTCGGTCTGCCACCTGATGAGGAGATGGATGAGTTGATTATCCTTGAAAACTACCTACCACAGGACAAATTGGGAGACCAGAAAAAATTGGAAGGGGGTGACTAAATGGAACAACAACGGCAGTCATTTATTACGACGCAATTTGAAACAAGAGAATCGCAAGAGTCAGATGAGCTTATCTTATCTGGCTATTTTATTATCTTCGATTCTCCAACTGAACTTTGGCCAGGGTATCTGGAACAGGTTAGTCCTCGTGCCTTAGCCAATCTAAGCACACAAGATGTTAGAGCATTGTTTAATCATGACACATCACTTGTGCTTGGTCGGACAGGAAACAGCACATTGACTTTGACCGTGGATGCCAAAGGTCTAAGAGGTGATATCCGAATTAATAAAGATGACCCTCAAGCAATGGGCGCTTATGCGAGAGTTAAGCGTGGAGATGTTGTCGGATGTAGCTTCGGATTCTTCTTGCGAGATTCTGAATTTAAAGAACTATCTCATGGCGCAACATTAGAGACCTTAACAGACATCGAATTGTATGAGGTTAGTCCTTGTACATTCCCTGCATATCCACAAACAGAGATTGCAGCAAGACGACAAGACTGGGAGCAGTCAAAGAAAAGAGCCTTAGAGCTAAAAAAACAAAAGGTAAAGGAGAAATATTCACATGAATAAACAATTAATTTTAGATGCAAAATTACGGATGAAAGCCAAAGCATTAGTTACTGCTGAAGATGCTGAAAAAGAATTATCAGCACGATCAGCAGAACTTTTATCTCAAGTCGATTCAGTTGAGACTGACGAAGAACTCAATAAATTAGATGAGTCAATTGAACTAGCGCAACGTGAGTTAGAAGCTAAGCAATTAGAGGTTCGAAACATCAAAGAAGAGATGGAACGAATCGAGGCTGAAATCCGTTCAATCAATGACAAACAACCAAAACCAGAAGAAGGGAAACGTGAAAAAATGAATAACAACGAAAAACGCGAAGCACTAGCTGGATACATCCGTGAAGCAGAGTTCAAACAAGGGGTTACAAAAGTAGACGGTGGCGCCTTGGTACCAGTTGAGGTATTGGCTCCACACGACAAGAAGAAGAACACTGTGGACCTATCAGCATTAATTAATGTTGTGAAAGTCAACTCTGCATCAGGTAAATACCCAGTAATTTCCAAGTCAGATGCTGTGATGGTATCTACTGAGGAATTGGCTAAGAACCCAGAGCTAGGTAAACCAACCATTAGAGCTATTGATTACTCAATCGCTACTTACCGCGGTAACGTTGCTATCTCTCAAGAGATGATTGACGACGCTGCTTTTGACATCATCGGCAAAGTGGCCGAAGATATCAAAAACCAAGAACTCAACACTAAGAATGCCGCTATTGCGACAGTGTTGAAGACAGCAACAGCTAAGGCAGCACAAGGCTTTGATGGATTGAAAGACATCCTGAACAAAGAATTAAAGCCATCTTATGAAGCAGTATTTGTTGTAACTCAATCAATGTATGCTGCCTTGGATAAGGTGAAGGACAAAGACGGTAAATACATGTTGCAAACCGATGTGACATCACCTACTGGTAAGTCATTCGCAGGCAAGACCATCTACACAGTAGAGGATAAATTACTTGGCAACGAAGGCGACATGAAAGCATTCATCGGTGACATCAAAGAATTCGTAACACTCTTTGACCGATTACAAGTTACCGTCCAATGGACAAACAACGCTGCATACGGCCAGCTATTAGGTTCTGCTGTTCGATTCGATGTGAAGCAGGTAGATGGAGACGCAGGCTTCTTCGTAACCTACACTGACGCTGCCTAATCTAGCGAAAGGGTGATCTAAATGCCGTATAAGGTAATTAGAGCCTTTGCTGATGTAAATGACCGTTCGGAGGAATTTCCGAACGGTCGCCTCTATGAGGTCGGTGATTATTATCCAGCGAAAGGTAAGGTAACTAACAAACGAATTTTAGAATTGGCCACAAGAGCCAATTCAGCAGGAGCGATTTTCATTGCTGAAGATAGTGACGAGGAAGTGAGTGATGACAATGTCGGAGGAACAACTGACTAATGAAGAAGTCATCTTGGAAATTCTAAAAGCTAGACTTAGCATCTCGACTGACATTAGAGATAAGCTATTAAAGCATATCATCTCAGGTATCATCGAGGAGCTGAAAGAACAGCAAGGAATTAAACTAGATGTATCTAAGATTAGTCATCAGCTCTTCGTCGCTGACTACGCTGAATATCGGTACTCAAGCCGGGATAATCCATCAATGCCACGCCACATCCGTTGGCGATTAAATAACTTGATGTTTAGCAGCTTAGGGGGTGGCTCAAATGATTAGCACTTGGGACCACACAGTTACGTTGCTATCTGTCGGTGATGGCTATGATGATATCGGCAATCCGATTGAAGGTGTCACAAGCAAACTCACAATCTTCGCTAAGCGAAAGCCGACTAACCGACGCGAGTTCTATCTAGCTGGTCAGAACGGCATCTCTATCGACGAGACGTTTGTCATCCATCCATATGAGTATAGCAAGCAGACTCACCTTGAGTTTGAGGGCCTATATTACACTATTGTTCGAACATACCAAATCAGCAACGAAGAATTGGAGCTTCAATGTTCTGTTAAAGTTGGTGATTTAAATGGCCAATGATCTAGCCAATGAGGTAGCCAGACTACTACGCGCATATACTGACGAGGTAGAACAAGACCTCAACAAGGTATTTGACGAAGTAGGTCGCGAGGGCGTCGAAATGGTGACGGAAGCAAGTCCAGTCAGGTACGGTAAGTACAAAAAGGGCTGGAAGCTCAAAAAGGAAAAGAACAAGCGAATCATCCACAACGCTACCGACTGGCGACGCACCCACCTCTTAGAAAAGGGCCATGCCTTAGTCAACGGTGGACGATCTAAAGCCTATCCTCACATCAAGAAAGCAGAGGAGTTTGTTAAGGAGCAAGTGGTTAAGAGAGTCGAAGAAAGGTTGGCGAAAAGCTGATGATGTTAACTGAATTGGCTTCGGCCATCAAAGAAGCAGGCTTTAATAATTTGGCGTATCGCCGATTCTTGCCTGGTAAACGAGTGCCAACACCGTTTGTCGTCTATTACGAGGACGAGACGCAGGCTATATACGCAGACAATACTTGCTATTTCGCCTATGCTGGCATAACCGTTGAGCTCTATACTGACAAGAAAATGCCAGTAGAAGAGGAAAAACTAGAGGCTGTCTTTAGGCAGCACCAATGGGCGTTCGTAAAGACGGAACTATTCGTCGAATCAGAACAGCTCATTCTAATCAAATATGAATTGGAGGGTCTATAATGACTGAAACTAACATTGTTGAATTTGGGCTTGAGAATGTACACTATGCACCAATCACCTCAATGACACCTACGGGTATCACTTACGGTACACCTGTTGCATTACCTGGTGCAGTTGAATTAAGCATCAATCCAAAAGGTGACCTTGTTGAATTTGAAGCTGACAACGTAACTTATTACGCTGCTGCAAATAACAATGGTTACGAAGGCGAATTAACCATGGCATTAATTCCTGATCACTTCAAAGAAGCATGCCTTGGCGAGAAGAAAAATGCAACATCTAATACCATGAGCGAATTTGCAAACGCGACTTCTAAAGGCTTTGCTTTGATGTATCAATTCCGTGGAGACAAGAAGAACCGCCGTCACACATTGTACAACTGTACGGCTAACCGTCCGACTGTCGGTGGTAAGACAAAAGGTAACGGCGAGCCAAACACTCAAAAGCTGACCTTCGTTGCCAAGCCACGCTTACATGACAACCTTGTCAAGAAGAGCACCACCGAGGCAACGCCAGAAGAAACATATAAGAACTGGTTCACCAAGCCATTTGAGGAGCAAGAATAATGGAGGGAATGCTAAGAATTGATGGTCGTGAAATCCGACTAAAAGCAACCGCTGCGACGCCAATCCGATATCGTTCGGAATTTGGCGTCGATTTCTTTAAGGACGTATATCGTTTTGGCGTATCAGGCAACACCATTGCCAAAAGCGACAGTGGTAAGGCAGTAACCGATGAAGAGTTGAATGCCATTGAACTAGATTGCGTATATCGCTTGCTATGGGCATTTGCCAAGGAAGCAGATAAAGACATTCTACCGTTTATGGAATGGTTAGAAAGCTTTGACGTTCTTCCGTTTACAGACTGTGCCAAAGCGATTTCGCCACTCATCAACAAGTTGATGCAATCAAAAAAGCAGAAGACCCCGACCCCGATAAACCGTGGGAAGGGCAAGAAGAAGAAAAAATAATCACAACAGAGATGGTCCTAGTAGCGATGAAGTTACTAGGACTTTCTATTGATGATTTAGGTAGTATGACGGTCGGACTGCTTATGGATTTCATGCTTACAGAGGTTGAGATGAGAGAGAAGCAGGACGAACCGAAGACACGCAAGGCGACTCAAGATGACTTTGACGCCTTCTAGGAGGTGAGGCAGTGTCTAACATCAAAGGTATTACAATCGAAATCGATGGTAAGACGACAGGCTTAGAGAAGTCGCTTGCCTCAGTCAATAAAGAATCAGCCAAGGCCAATGCCGAGTTGAGCAAGATTAACAACGGATTGAAGTTCAATCCTGGTAACTCTGATCTAGTAGCTCAAAAGCAACAGGTATTAGCCAAGCAAATTGAGGTTACTAGCGAAAAACTAAATGCCTTGAAGAATGCTGATTCTCAAGTCAAGCAATCATTGGCTAATGGCGAGATTGGCGAGGACAAATACCGAGCCTTCCAACGTGAATTAGTCGAGACGGAGAGCAAACTCCGCAAGTACAAAACTGAGATGGCTAGCGTTGGCCAGGAGCAGAAGAACTGGCAACAGAGCTCTAATCAGTTACAGACCTTGCTTAAAGCAACCAAGACAAGCCTAGATGATTATTCTAATGTCCTAGGAACCAAGCTAGTTAACTCTATCAAGAACGGCTCAGCTAGTTCTGCCGATCTCGATAAAGCAATCAAGCTAATCGGTAAGGCAAGTGGAATAACAGAACACGACATCGATAAGCTCAAAAAGACATTGGATACTGTCGATGACGGGAATTCGTTGGACAATGTAGCTAGCGAAATGGATAAGCTTAAAAACAAGACAAGTGAATCCAATAAGGAGTTAGAAAAGATATCCAAGGCAACTTCTGGCACAGCCTTGATGCAAGCAGCTAACGCTGCAAAACAAGCCGGGGATGCGGTCATTGGCTTTGCCAAACAGTCACAGGACGCTTTCCGCCAGATGGACGAAGGCCTAGATATCTATACAACGAAGACCGGTCAGAGTTCAGATGCCATTAAGGCAAGCTATGAGCGTATCTTATCTAGCATTCCGGTCGATAGTCCGGCTATTGTTGGTGCCGCACTAGGTGAAGTAAACACCCAACTAGACTTCACAGGCGAACGACTAGAAGCAGCATCACTTAGCGCAATCAAGTTTGCCAATATCAACGGTACCGATGTATCGAACTCCATCATCAGCGCCAAGCAAGCTTTAGAGGCTTACGGCCTATCTAACGAGCAATTCGAGAGCGTCTTAGATAGCGTGACAGGCACAGCACAACGAACTGGCGTATCAGTCGATGCCTTGTTCCAGGCAGCAGTCGCAGGCGCACCACAGATTAAGTCATTAGGCTTGTCATTCGGTGAAGGCGTCGAGTTGATGGGTCAATTCAACAAGCTAGGTATCGACGGATCTAATGCACTTGGCCTACTATCCAAGGCTAGCGTTGTCTATGCCAAGCAAGG